CTTTTGGTTGTCATCAAGTAACTGGTACGCTTTCATAACCTCAAACAATATATCTCTACCACTCTTAAAAGTACCATCGAGATTCTTTTGGTCTATCAATAATGCTTTTAAAGTATCTCTGGTTCTAGTTTGTGTGCTAGTTAATCTCAACATAGATGTTCTCATAGCCACAGCTGCTTCACTCCCTGACCCGAACACTTCTATAATTGGAGTAAGTACGGCTGCTGTTTCTTCCATTGTGAAACCCATCAGTTTTGCAATAGGAGAAAATTGAGCCATACCTGTTGCCAATTCACCGAAACTCGTTGCAAATTTATTTGATACAGCATTAATAAGATTGAAAGCCCTCTGTGCTTCTGATGCTGGGGCTTTAAAACCTTTCAATATTCTTGTCAATTTTTGAGAAGCATCTACTACTGATAATTGACTGGCTGTTGCTCCCTTCATTGCTACCTCTTGTAGTTTGAATGCTTCCTGAACTGTGAAACCTGCTTGTTTAAAATTGGCTGCCCCCTGAAGAACCTCTGAAGCTGCCTCACCAAAGGTGTTTGATATCTCTTTAGTAATTCCTATAAATTGTTTAGCACTCCCCTCACTATCCAACATCACCTTCTGTAAATCGAGCAGAGCATCTTCAAACTTTACAAACTGCCTTGTAGCCAATCCTATAGTGACTCCTACAGCTGCCCCAAATATAGCCACAATTCCCCTTACTTTCCGAACCACTGCTCCAACAGCAGTAAAACTTTTGGCAGCTCTCCCAGAAAACCTTTTCATCTGCATTTCGGCTTTCTTTAACTCTCTTTGGAGTTTATAGGTATTACCATCTATTGTCACCATCAAAGTCCCAACATTAGCCACTTTGGTTATCCTCCTTTTTAACAAATTTAGTAGTCATTGCTGTCATCTGTTTTTTCATATATGCTACCTTATCTTTTTTAGTTTCCTTCTCAAATTTAGGCATAAAATCTTCAACCTTAAATGGTTGTGGTTGTTTCTTTGAATCTCTATTAACATTTGCTAATATACAACATATCTGTGCTGTCTGATAATATTGTTGTATTTCTCCAAACGGTTCTACACTGTAATACATTTCCCACTCCTTCACCTGTCTGGGAGATAATCCTGCTAATAAATAATCAGGATGCCATACTCCTAACGCCAGAGCCAATCTAAAATAGAATCTTCGCTCTGGCGACTTTAGTTTTTTGACATATCGTCAACATCATCTTTTGTTATCCCTGACAACCTTTGCCCTACTTCAAATATCTTATCCAAAGCGTGAGCTGATTTCTTACCAAGAGCTGATATATCCTTCTCAGTAAATAATTGATTTCCTTCCTCATCAACACAAACAGCCACTACTAATTTCGCTCTGAGATTTTCAAAAGTCCTTTTGTTTGTATCAATATTAAAGATAGACTTCTCAAACTTGTCTCTCTCTGCTCCTGTTAAAGTTCTTACAAATACATCTCCACCCCATTCTGGAATGCTTACTTTTTCTGTTTTTAAATCTTTTACTTCAAATATTTGTTCTTTGGTTAAGAACATAAGTCACCTCTTTCTTAATTAAATTGTTCGGGAGGGTTCCTCCTTTGGAGGGTTCCTCCATTGTTATAGTCCTCCATTATGATGTCTGAGTTATCTGACCATCAATTGATATTGTCACTGTCATAGTTACTTTGTCATCAAGTGGAACGTCCAATGTGATGTTAGTAACCCAACCTCCAAATGAATACTCTGTTGCAGCAGTATCTGAAAGTACTATAACATAAGTCTGATTAGCTGAGTTTTTTTCAAAATCAAAGTTGAATAAATCATATCCAGCCCTAGTAAAGTTCATATTCAAAGTGATTTCTCCACCATCTCTGAATCCACTTATCTTCTCTCTGTACCCACCAGTGGAATCCAAAGTAGTAACATCTATAATATCTCTTGTCTTATTAAAACCACTGATAGAATTTATTTCTGCTACTGCTACAGAATTCCTCTTGAAAGTCGAACCTACTCCTGAAAAACCTGAACTTGCCATTCCTTCTCACCTCCCTTACCTGTTAAAAAATTATGCCGTTCTGTGAATCCTAAAATTCAAAGTCAGAATCGGTCTGTCACTATCATCATACCCCAAAGAAATTATGTCTGACGAAGCCCATATTCCTTGATATACTGTACTATTAATAGTCTGGTTATTAAACTTGTGTAAGACTCCCTTAATTGTATTCATTGTTGAATAAGCTGTTGCATAACCAGTATTAATTGTTCCTCTCACCATCACTTGTACAGTCGGGTATTCATTTCTTTCTGTACTGGATGCGGGTTCAAAACCTCCCGTATCTATTATTGCGACTGCTGCATCAGGTATGGATGGCATTCTACTTATAAACAAATCTCTGCCTTCTGTTAGTCCTGATGCTGATGCCGACAATACCAATATTGCTGATATATCAACTGCTGGACTATTCATATCCTCTTACACCTTCCCTCCCCTTAACTTCGCATGTTTCTTTAAAATAGCTATTATTCTCCTAGAATTTTGTTGGAAGGCTTGTTCTAAAAACTTAGCTTGACCAATTTGAACCCGTCCTCTCTTCTTATCAAGTTTAGCATGACTCACCCCTGTTCTCTCATGTACCTTCGCTGCATAGTTAGCAGTATAACCTACCTCTGTGAATGGTTCAAGTGAAGACTTCATTCTATGATTTAACACAGCAGCATGTTCTCTTACCACATTTTCTTCTCCAGCTTTGACTTTTTTATTTTTAGCAGTAGGATTAGACCTGTATTTAATCTTACTGGTATTACGATTTGGGTTGCCAAAAGCATTACTACCCCCTCCCCAAATAACATAAGCACTTGCCTTGAGATTTCCTGTTTGTACAGGAGTAATTTTCTGTGCCTCCCCTTTTACCATTAAACCTGCTTCTAGTAATCCCCTCAATGTCACAATCTCTACCTTCTCTGAAGCCTTGTTGATTCCTTTAAGAACTTTATCTATGCCTTTCCATCTTATAGAAGCAGCATCTATTCTCCCTTTCCCTATATCAAGCACAGTCATTACAATATTGCCTTTCTTTCAAAGTTAGTAGCTTTCAAATTTGGAGTCTTTACAAAAGCCTTTACCTCAAATGAATTATCTACATTCTCTGGTTTTGTTTCATCAGTAGAGGAATCTATATCAGACAACGAACCAAGAAATAGAAAACCCCCTAAGTCAATATCTTGTCCCAGAAATACAAAAGCCCTAGACACATCTTCTCTTCCACCCGCATCTATAAATTTATCGTTTCTGTCCTCCCACCGCACTGATAATTCAACAGGGTCAGCGAAAGTCCTAGAGCCAAATTTATCAGTGGCTGGAGTGCCCCAATATACTGCCGTCTGATTGTGATTTCTTGTTAAAAAACTCATGTCATATCTATGGCATCAACCGTATCCACCCTCGCTTTTCTCTTGCCCGCATTAGCTAATATTCCTGTGGTATCTAAAACTAAAACCTGTTGTCCATAAGTAGTCAAACTCCAACTCATACCACTCGAACCTTGCTGGCTCCCCACAAAGTCTACTGCTGTAGTTCCTATTTTTTCTTTACCTGCTTGTCTCTCTATTGAACAAGCTACTAAATGTGCGGACACCCACCTTTCTATTTCTTTGAGGTGGTCAGTAGTTAGAGTGGTATCCGCTCCCAACTTCTCAGTAACCAAAACATTCGCAGCGTTTATTTGTGCTGTAATAGTTTCGTCTGTACTTATCAATTCTTTTACCTCATCACTATCTACTCTTGCCATTATATTGTCTCCTTATTCCAAAGCTCAGGACTAATAAAATCTTTTACCGTTTGTTCTTTCCACTCCAGTCCCAACCATTTTATAGTGGATTCCATTTCTATATAATTTCCATCAATCATTTCCTGTGGGAAGACTTCTCTAATATTTAATTTGTTCTCATACATTTCTTTAAACCTCTTGACATGCTCCCTGACCCAACCTAACCAACCGTTCCTATCTTTATATTTAGACATAAATCC